CGAATACGGTCTTCTTGGACAGACCCTTGCCGATTTGCTCGAGTGCATCCCGAGTCAGTCCGGCTGATGCCCCGGTGGACTTCAACACCGCGTCGAGTTGGGCCAGCGAACGCTGACTCTCGATGGTCTTTTCTTTGAGCGTGTCGAAGGCCGAGGCGAGCCCGGCAATGCCCAGCGGGATGCCTATGAACGCCGCCGCCGACTTCAGCGTCCCGAAGGCTTGCGAGATGCTCCGTGAAGCGGACTGCGCCGCCGCCGAAGCGCGAGCGAGTTCCGATTGGAACTGCGCCGTATTGGCGGTGATCTCTACCGCATATTTACTATTCTCAGCCACTGCGCGCGTCCTCGTTCTCGCGATCGCGGATCACGACCAGCTGGCGGATCAGGTTTTCCGGGTCCTCGACTCCGATCATCGCGCACACCACGGGCAACGCTCCCCAGTCCAGACCGCCCATCAGATTCCATGCCTCGACGGCCAGCATCGCCGTCGTCGGTGGTGGCTCCGGCTGGATGGGCAGATTGCGCCGCTCCATCCAGCCAATCAGTTTTTTCCGTCGACCTTTCTCGCTTCGGCGTAGTCCGTGATCGATTTGATGATCGCCTCGCCCAAGGGCGCCCACAGCTCCTGGCGGTCGTTCAGGTAATGCGCCCATACCTCTGCATCGTAGGGGATCGGTTCGGCCCCGCCGCCCGGTACCACATCCAGCTCCTGCAGATTCCAGCCGACCACGAACTTGCGCAGATAGTCGAGATTGTTCTTGCCTTCCATTTCGACCATGTCGGCGGAAGTCGGTCGGCGGATCGTGAACGTCCGCTCGCCGACCGTGACTGCTTGCTCGCGCGCCCGCAGGATTTTCTCGATGAGCGCCTTGCTCATCGGATCAGCTCGCGTAGTAGGTCGGCGTGCCGAAAGCCGTGATGACCGCCGAGCTGGTCACCTTGTCCTGGGCATTGCCGGTCGGCGCCCCGGTGAATCCGACATAGCCGGAAAAGCACATGATTGGGCCGCCGGTGCCGAACACGAACTTGAAAGCCCTCTGCGCCTGGGCATCGGTCGCCAGCTTCATCGCGATTTGGGCGGTGTCGGCGATGTCCCACAAATTGTCGAAAGTGTAATTGAGAGGATTGGCCAGCCCGGGAATCTGGGTCTTGACGTTGCCGTGAATGGTCGTGGTGTCGATGAAATCGAAGTCGCCGCCGGTGGCCGACATCGAGGTCGCCGAGGTGATCGTGGTGCCGAAGGTGATCAGCGCCGCGGTGCCCGAGGCGAAGGTATCGAATAGGGTCGAGTCCAGTCCTTCGCACTCGAACGTATTGGCCGCCTGGTTGGCTACGCGCACCACCTTATTATCCAGTTGCGACATGCCCTGGATCGACAGCAACACATAGTTGCCGTTGGCGTACCCGTGCGACGTGGATGTGACCACCGGCGGGGCGGCCTTGGTGATGGCGGTGATCGTCTTGGTGGCCGCGAGCACGCTCTGCATGGCGACGCCCACGTTGGCCCATTTCCGTACTGTTGCCATGGTAGTGCTCCTTGTTTATTGCGCCACGTCCGGCGCGTTTTCCAGCGTGAAATAAGCCACTTCATAAACCAGTGTTGCACGGCCGGCCGGCTTCTCGGCCGTGCCCTGCGGCTCGAAATCGGTCGAGGTCAGAGTGATCGATCTGGCCAAACCGCTCAGTTCGGCTACCGGGTCGGCCAACACCACCTCGACCTCCTTGCAAATCCCGTCCAGCACGTCGTCCAGATCCGCCGTGACCTTGGCCAGCGCATGCACCTCGACGTTTAAAGTCCGTTCCAGCATCGGCGGCCCGTGAATGGTGATCACCGCCGACGACTCGTTGCGGGTATTGATCAACAGACACGGCAACTCGCTGGTCTGCACCGGATACACCCGCGACTGAAATACGTTGGCTCCCGTGGTGACGAGCCCGGTCACTGCCGTCCCGATGGCCTCGCGGATCTGCTGCCGCACATGGTTGGCCATCTCATTGCGCCTCGAGCTTCAGCAGCACCAGGCCGGTCCCGTCCGGTTGCACGCCACGCACCTTGTAGGTCACCGCGTTGACTACCAGCGTCTTGCCCTGCGTCACTCCCGCCACGTCCGTCGCTGCGCATTGAAACGTCGGCCCGTAACCTTCCACGTCATTGCCCAACGGTTCCTCGTAGGCTGCGTCGAAAATCCCGCTCACGGAGGTGGCGCCGTTATAGAGCGCCACCACCGCGAAGTCGGTGAAAAACCCTGACAGGTGTTCGACGAAGGCCACTGCTAGACAATCTTCTTCTTGCCCGAGGCTACGGCGCTGATGAGCGACGGTCCCGTGGCGATCGTGCCCACGACGCCCAAGAAGCCGCCGACCACTTGCGCCGGCGAGATGGCGAGCTTGACGCACGAATTGGCGGCCGTGGCCGCGAAGGTTGCGCCGGTGATGTCGGCGGCGGCGGTGCCGTTGGCGTCGGTTGCCGACTGCAGCTTGCAGGCAATGGTTCCGGTCACGGCACCAACGTTCACCGTCACCATGATTTCGCCGTCGTACGGGCGGACGTCCAGCCATTTGCCGGCGCCACTGGTGGCGTTAGCGGTCGCGGCCGCCGAGATTGCATCGAGCAGCGCCGTGGAGGTCGCTGCAGAACCTTGGCTCAAAAGCATTTCATTTCTCCTTCTTGCCGGGCATAGCCGGCGGTTCGGTTAGGGTGACTGGTTCCGGCTTCGGTGCGTCGGGAATGACCTCGACGGCGCCGATGCTCGCGAGGAACGGGACCTCGGCGGCAGGGAGGTCCACGGTGTCGCCCGGCTTGAGATGCCGGTCGACACCGATGCACACGCCGCGGAGCGCGCGGACCTTCATCAGGACAGGTTGACCGAGACGACGAACGCCTGCGGGTAGCGCAGCAGCACGTCAACCATCCACAGTGCCCGGATGCCGACTTGCCCCTGGTTGAAGCGCGTTCCGCCGTTGTCCAGCGCGAGCTCGAGTACGCCCCAGTCGCCGATCACGACCTCATCCCACGAGCCGAAGATCAGATTCCCCGAGGCGAGTTGCTCGGAGGACATCGCGTTGAAGCCGACCAGCTGACCGTCCATCATGTTGCCGGTCCAGACTGGGGTATCGGTCGACGTGAAGCGCTGCACCTGCATCAGCTTTGCCGCGCCGGCCGTCGTGGTGACGAAACCGGGATTGCCGCGGATCGCATTGAGTGCGCCGGCGGTCGATACGAACGCCAGCACCTTGGCGTAGGTCGCGGAAGCCGCGTCCTGGCCGGAGGTGATGCCGGTGGTGTTCTTGATGCCGAGCGGTTGCGCACCCCCCGTGCCGTTGATCACGGCGTTGTCGACGCCGTCGATCGCCACGTCGGCAGCCAGATCGCCCATGATGAACGACTCGGCCGAAGGCGACGCTTGGCGAAGCAGCTGCTCCGACACGTCGGTAATGACAATACAGGTCTTCGGCGTCATCGAAAGCTGGCCGAGCGTCTGGTCAGCAGCCGTGATGCTGGTGCCTTCACCACCCTGCCAGGTAACCGACGGCTTGCCGGTCTGGCGCGGGAACATGACGTTGCCCACGAGACCGGAAAGCTGCCGAGAGCCCATGCGCATCGCCACCGAGCGATTGCGCAGGATGTCGATGAAGCCCATGTTCTCGACGTTGACGAAATAACCGCCCTTCGCACCCGGCTGGGTCGCCATGGCGCGAGTTGCCGCCTCGCTGCCGACCGGACGGGTCAGGACTTCCGCCGGGACCAGGTAGCTGCTACCGGACCCGCGGTTGAGCTGCTTCGAGACCTGCTCCGAGCATTCGATCTCGAACTTCGCTTCGTCCATCACGCGCTTGTCGCGAGCGCCGAAGTGCAGCGCGCGAAGAACGCGCACGATGCTGTACTGATTGGTCTCCTTGCGCGACAGGCCGAGCGAGCTGGCGCTCGTCTCGATTTTGCTACGGTCCTGCACGATCTCGAGGATCTCTTTGGCGATCGTGTCGAGCGGCGTGCCGCGCGTGACCCAGTTGATCTGGACGCGCTCGTCGATGCTGTTCGCCTTGCACAGGTTGACGATGGCGCTGCGACGTTGCTGCTCGAATTCCATCGCGGTCGGTTGCTTGTCTTCGGCGGCGGCGCCCGCCGGGGCGGTAATGACTGCATCCATTGCTTTTCCTTTCGGTTCGGCGGGTTGTCCCGCGTGGGAAACGGCGCGAATGATCTGCACCGGCGTTGCTTGCTTGTCTTGCTTCTTTGCAACATCAATTTCGATGTTGATTTTCGTTTCGGTTGACTGCACGGAACGACCGACGCCGACCGAGTTATCTGCGGGAACGGTGACCAAGCTGTTCTCCATCGGCTCCCAATCGACTACTCGGTAAATTGTTGGCTCGTCTGGTGACCGGTTGAACTGTCCAGCCGAGGCATCGAGGTTGCGCCGAAAGGCTATTAAGTCGCCGCGATGTTCTTCTTCGCATCGGGTAAGGACGCGCTCGAACAATGATCCATCCAGTTCGCGCGACACGACCTCAACCTGGTCGCCGGTTTTTTGGGTGGACTGCTCTATAACTTTGTGAACAACGTATCCGACGCTGGCCTTAGTAAGGACACCAGACCCAACCAATCCGATCGCATCCCGGCCTGCTTGAGTGGCGTCGGTAATGCGTACTTGACCGCGTAGGACGCGATCCTCTCCAATATGGATTGAGGCGGGGACGTGCGTACCTCGAAGGTCGTTCCAGTTGTGGTTGTAGAGCAGCGGTGCGCCATCCATCAACCGACTAAGGCGCACCGAACTCTCTGCCATGTCGAGAATCTCGATCCCCCACCAGCGTTCGTATGGAACCTCCGAAGCGAACGCCATATCGACGACGAGTTCGCCGCCATTTTTGGCGACGCGCGAGATCGTGTGGCTGCGTGTATTAGGCATTGCGCACCTTTGTCATAACGACGACCCGTGACGGTGGCTCGCCGTCGGCAGGTTCGTTCGCTTTTGGTTCGGCCGGGGCGGAAGTCGGCGAGGCAGGTTCATCCGGGACCGTGGTGTCGACGTTGATGTCGGCGGCCTCGAACATGGCGAGTTCTTCCTTCCGCTCGGCGATCACGTCCTCGATGTCGACCCCGCCGCCGGTCTGTGCGATGACCTGCGAGACCGTGATGAAGCCGGCCTTGACCGCTTCCTTGTAGGCGTCGACTTCCTTCGTCGGGTCGACCCAGGACCAGCCGCGCGGCTTCCAGCGCACGGCCGCGAGCGCTTTGGCGTTCAACGCATACTGCTCGACCGTGATTGCCGCGGTAGCGCGGGCCAGCACAGCCTGCTGCAACCAGACCTTATGCAGGCGTTCGCGGAAGGCACGAATCCACCACGCCTGCAGCACGCGCCATAGGTCGCGGTCCTCCAGGAGGTCAATGCGCTCGCTCGAATAGTTGGCCTGCGACCGGTCACGCGAAATGCTTCCATAGCTAACGCCGGTTCCGGCCGCGACTTCGCGCAGCATGTAGCGCAGGAACGGGTCAATCGCGGTGTTCGGCCGGTTCGGCGCGTGGAATTTCAATTCATCGCCGGGCGCCAACTGCTCGATCATCAATGGCTCGATATTCAGCGACTTCGAGCCGTCGGCCTGCTTCTCTGTCGGCAGAGAATCATCGACGGGCGATTCCAGCGTCGCGAAGTAGGCAGCTGATGCGCGCGCGGCCTCCAGCTCGGAAGCGCTGTATTGATCCATGTCGTTCAACTTGCGCAGCACGGCATGCAGCCATGGCTCGCCGCGCGTCTGTGGCCAGCGCTCGACGATGCGCAAGTGAATGATCTGGTCGGCGGGTACGCGAACCAGGCGCTGGCGCTGTTCGGGCAGAGCACGCAGGTCGCCGGGGTGCGCCTCCCGAATCCAGTACGCCAACGGACGGCCGAAGATGTCGACCTCTACGCCCATGCGCGCGCTTGCGGTCGGTGGCGTGAAGCTGTCATCGGCCACGCGCTCGGCCTCGATTACTTCGAGTTGCAGCGGAACCCGCGATTCACCGAACGGGCGGAAGTGCAGTCGGATGAACGCCTCGCCGGCCGTGAACACCTCGGACATGGCCAAGCGTTCGAGGTCGCAAAAATGTAGCTCGCCGCCGGTGTGGCAATACTCCGC